TGATATTATTATCGGTCCTAACGATCACAAGCTTCTTATGAACCTCTGCAAGGGCGGAACTGAGGAAGCAAAATGGAGGCGCATGGTTCATGTCCAGATGGATGTGACGGCGCCTCTTTATTGGTGGAAGGAGTTCGAAACTTACAAAATCGGCACGGTCAGCAACTCCTGCTCCACAATGCATAAGATTCAGGCGAAAGAATTTACCCTGGATGATTTTTCGTGTGAACATTTGTTCGAAGAGCATCCGCTGAATCGTGACACGATGAATACACTTAGCAAAGATGAAGAAGAAAAGTACTATAAAAATGATAATGCATTTTATATTGACAGAGTAAATGACGAAGACGGTTGCGGTTTTTTCTTTAAACCTTATTACTCCATGGATGCATTAGAGCAAACAGTTATGGCGTTAAATATCTACCGCCTTAAATTCCTAGAAACAAAAGACAAAAGATACTGGTATCAGATGATCCAGCTGCTTCCAACGAGCTATAACCAGCGGAGAACCATCGATCTGAACTATGAAGTCCTGGCCGCGCAGTATCGGCAGAGGAAGGATCATAAATTAGATTGCTGGCATCAGTATTGTGACTGGATCAAGACTCTGCCCTATTCGGAATTTATTACGATGGAGGAAACTGAATAATGTGCTTATATGAACCAATAAATGGAGATTTTCCGACAGAATCTTTTTGCAATATGCATGGACCGAATTGCGAAGGATGCCATTATAATTATGACGAAAAACCAAATAAGGAGAATGATGATGCTTCAGAGAATATGTGATCGCTGTGGAAAAATAATTCAATCTGGACATGATTTAAAAATTGACGTAAAAAATGGTGAATTACCATCGGACATGTGCCTAGTGCATCTTGATATTGGTCCATTCCAAACCGGTGTTCAAGGAGATGGAAATGTTAAGCGAAGAGTTATAAATCCAAGTGAGACTAAACAATATGAGCTCTGCAAAGCTTGTAAAGATGAATTGATGTCATGGTTGACAAAAGATAAAAAGTTGGAGGACAATAAAATCAATGCGTAATTGGCTGATCACTCGAACTAAGATTGTTACTGAAAAGTTTCGTATTGAGGCTGAAAATGAAGACGATGCCAATAATATATACGATCAGTTAGCAAATGCAGGATTTGAGCATTTTAACAGAATTAATTATAGTGAAGAATGCACTGATTTAAAAGTGGAGGAAATCGACAATGACAAACTACAGTGAAGTTCGAAAGTTTCTTAAGGACGTTCCAACTGATATTGCCGGAAGGATTAAAGAGGAATTCTTTGGCTGGCCGAAAGGTACTCGTGTTGTTGACATTGAAAAGTGGTTCGACAAAAAAGCTAGGGGTGAAGATACAAGAAAATGACTTTTAATACTTTATCTACGATTCATGACACTTTAAAAAATGAGTATAGTAGGCTTTGTATGCAAGTAAGGGCCGCCGATTCAGCATGCAAAAATGCCTATCGTGAAATGGACGATTATCGAACGAAAAATCCAGAAATATATAAAGAGAGTCTTGATAGACTTGCAACCGGTCAACCTGCATCTGATCCCATACTCAATAAACTCTTTAAACGATGGAGCGATCTTACGGACATTGTGAGGCCACTTTCTGTAAAAGCTCAAAAACTGGAAAAGGCCCTAGACGAATTCGAAAATCAAAGTTGGTAAAGGAGAAATAACATGAGCATGACTATGATTATCATTATTTCACTGCTTTTTCTGAATCTCAGTCTGACTCTTATCATGTTCTGGATTCTGCATAGTGTACTGGAGGCTACAAAGTCTCTTCAGGACTCCGAGGATATTCTGAAGAAAGTCCTGGATCTGAATAATCAACTAATCGAAAAATACAATAAGTGCCTAGACAATGTTTATGACCGAGAAACAACGATTCATGATACGGTTATTTCATTGATAGATAATACGGCCGAGACATATGGCAACATAACAAAAGCTTACAATAAAATGTATGAGCAATATAAGCTAATCTGCGAGACTCACACAAAACTCCTCGAATGCTGGAAAGGCTGCGAAGAGAGATATTCTCAGAGCTATGAACAGTTTAAGCATTGCTCGGATCAGCTGAAAGAACTGAGCTTCCAGATTACTGATCTTGCAAATGTATCAACCGAAGACGAATATTCTTTAACTCTAAACGAAGCCTGCGACACGGTATGTCTGGATTGTCCGTATGATCAATGCCTTACGAAAAAATGTCCGGTTTGGGCAATAAAGAATAAAGATTCTGAGTTTTTAAATTCATTGATAGACCTTGCCAAAGAGAAAGGCGGTGATTCGTGACTTACTGTGCAGACTATGATCCGATTTCGTGTCCTGTCGGATGCTATTATGCCGAAGAAACCGAGAAACTGAACCGAGAATTAAGTTCAGATCTCAGAGATTATGTCATCATGAGTATAATCTATGGCACGGAATTGTGCGAACTTACGCGTAAAAATAATATTTTAAAAGGAGATTACAACTATGACAGACAAAGAATTTAGACAGTACGTATACGAAGAGAAACGCCAGGGCAGATCTGAGAGCCAGATCGCGAGAAGCCTTGGTATGAGTCTTAGCCATCTGATGGGAAGGCTCAATGGTGTCGATGTCGATAAGGTTGATCCTCCGAAACAGGAAGCTCCAAAGGTTGAGAAAAAGCCGGAAGTAAAGCCTGTTTCCGGAGCTAAGCAGCACGAGAAGCCCAAAAAGGAAAAGCCAGTTGATATTCCGAAGGCTGAAGAGCCAAAGGAAGAAAAGCCAGTTGATATTCCGAAGGCTGAAGAGCCAAAGGAAGAAAAGCCTGCCGAAGATCTTAGCTGGATGGAGTAATGACTTTAACAGATTATAAAATAAAAACCGTCGAAGATTTAATCAAAGTTCTTGAGAACTACCCAAAAGACACTAAAATTACTTATGATTACGGTCTGCCGGTTGAGATCTTGGAGCTTGATGAAGGAAGCATTACCATAGGCTAAAATAGAGTAAGTCGCAAGTTTTGCACCTCTTATAATGGAGGTGATAAAAATGGATAGATATTATGAAGTTATATGGAAAACAATTGACGGTATAGTTCATACCTCAACATTTCCATGTGAAGATCACTCGCTCAGAAAAGCGTGTGATTATTGCTATGGTTTGAAAAAGAGGAGCGATGTCGTCAAAGGTTTTGTATATGCGATTAATGGTACCCATTGTTTTGCGTCATTTGATAAAGAAGAGGACTTGTAACTTACAGGTCCTCTAAATTTTCGCAAAAACTACAGCTCCTTTAATGAAAGGAGTGAACTTTTTATGACTTTAAAAGAGTTTAAAAAACTGTGGGGAAATCCAAAAACTACGGTTAATCTGACGGCAGTAGCGTATTATGCTAAAAGTAAAAAGTATTATTCTTTTAGGACCCTTGATTGGGGACGAAGAATGGATTCTTTTGACGAAAAGACAGAACCGTACACTATGTCTTTGGAGATCAAACGGATTTACACTCACGCAGACGTACTCTATATTGACGTCATAGAATGGATCGAGGAAGAAGAGGACTTGTAACTTACAGGTCCTCTAAATTTTTTATTTGAAAAGGAGAAACTAAAATGACTATTTGGCTTTGTGATCGGTGTGGTACTCAAGTAAAGAAGGATTCCTACGGCGCTGGGAAGTATGAGATTTCCAAGCCCTGCAAGGACGAAAACGGAATAATTTATCGCCGTGGATTAAAGTTCTGCGATCAGTGTAAAATGGAGCTCGAGCAATTCCTGGACGATGAATTCTCAAAGATGCCGACTTCTGCTACAGTGACGATCGATGGAAGGACGTAAAGATGATTGTAGAATTTGAACTGGTTAAACGAGAAGCAGATCAGGTAACAAAACGGCTTGTTCATCGCATTGTTTCTGATGACGATATTGTTAGCGGCGTGTATATGAGTTACCCGGACGAAGCAGAAGAACTGTGTAAAGACGGTTATGCAGTGGAGCATGTAAGGGTATTAGAAGGTTCGCAGAGGCTCAAACTATATTTCGCCATGTTCGCAGTTCTTAAGGACCACGAGTATCACGCTTCCGCCGGTTATATTTTCGCATATGACAGGGATCGGGCCGTAGAAATGCTAAAGAAACGCTATGGCGAGGAAACTAGAGTCAGATCCATCGAAGAACTCAAATATGAGGAGGGAACAGTACTCTATGGAGAACGCTGGCACAAACTTTAATACCCATAATCTCAGCGACGATTTCGTAAATGATATGTTTCATCGGTATGTAGAACGGCATATTTCTGTAGACGCTCAGGAAAAAGCCCCAGTATGTCCATTCGAAACCTGCGGAGAGTGCAATACGGCATATTCTGATTCGTGCTATACCTGTGAGTTTGCCAAAGAATCGTTTCAGAAAATGCTCGATGGCATACATAAGAAAACAGATCCGAGAACAAAAGCACGAGTTTTCTGTGTCTGCTGCGGAGCCAGCAAGCGATCGCCTCTTCGAAAATGGCGAAATGTTTATATTTGCTCGGACTGCTGGAAGATCAAGGAACGGATTGGTGAAGAACAGTTTCTGAAAGCTTTAAAAGGAGAAGAAACGTAATAAAAGACCGCCAGTTGAGGAGGATTAAATGACAGCTTTTGAAAGATTACTCAATACCGGTTATCATTTGGATGTTTTTCAGTGGAATAATGGAATAGAAAAAGGAATCGGTGTTTGTTTGCAAGATACCGAAATTAAAGATGGTATGTTCCTGGTTGGCGAATATGGAAGAGGACAAACATTTGAAGAAGCATGCGAGGATTATATTCGTCAAATTTCTGGAAAAACGATCGTTTTGCATGCATATACAAATAGTCGAAAAGAAGTAGTATTTATTTAAGGAGAATCATGATGGAACCGAAAGTAAACATTAAGTTTCCAATCACACGAGATATTGTTGAAGGCGGGCAGCACCTTACGAAAACTCTTGAAAAGGACGACATCGTGAAGTGTATTTTCTGCGGGAATCCGATCAAACTCAGCTATCGCAATACACATTTGGCCGAAGATGGTATGCAGATGGTCGATTGTCCTGAGTGTGGTAAACATGTAAGCGTATTATATTACTTCGACAAAGTTGAGAATCGCAAGAAAGATCCTGTGAAAGTGGCATATCATCGAGGACAAAGATCGAGACAAGGGGGCATTTAATGAAAGGGCTTATTATTTGCGGATATCCTGGAATTGGAAAGAGCTCAATCGCGGGATGGAATAACTGTATTGATCTAGAGAGCAGCCTGTTTTCGCACTATAAGGATTCGTGCAGGAAGTCTGACGATATTTGGGTCGGAGAATATTGCAATCTCGCATACTATTTGGCATTGCAGGGCTACACTGTTATGACTTCTACTCATATGGCAGTAATAGATTATTTTGATCGTTCTAAAGAAACCCGCTATAAAGACGTGCCGATTGTTATATTTTGTCCAAGGTATGGCATGAAAGAAGCCTGGGCAATAAGACTCGTCAACCGATATTTAAACAGTGATAACGAAAAAGATCTTCGCGCTTTTCAAGGTGCAATAGAATACTGGGATAAGAAGCTGGATCATTGCTTTAGAACAGGTTTGCATGTCCACTGCCCAGATGAAATCGATTATGACCTTCGTGATTATATTTTAAAGATTCGAAAAAGGGAGGGTTGTGATGATGAAGAAACTGATTCATCGCTGGAATCGTTGGCTGGAGTGGAAGAATCTGGCCTGGATGTTTCCGTGGTGGAAGAAAATTCTGATATTTTTCGGAATCATTCGGAATGAATGGTTTGAGAGATTCTGGGATTGGAGGAATGAGGAATGAGCTTGTGTGTTTTCGATCATGATACTGTTTGCACGAATGAAAGCGCCCCGAATGTTTATGGAAAAAGATGCATCGAGGCAGATAACTTACTGAAGACTGAACAAACTCTATGCAAATACCATTATGAAGGGCAGGCGCTCTTTAATTCTAAAAAGTCTGATACTGTTACAGCTCAGATGGATAACGTAAGGCATCCATCTCATTACTGCCAAGGTGGAATCGAGTGTATCATGGCCATCGAAGCGTCTATGACTCCTGAAGAATTTCAGGGATACTGCAAAGGAAACGTCATGAAGTATGTATGGCGCTTCCGTGAAAAGAATGGACTCGAAGATCTGAAGAAAGCTCAGGTTTATCTTGGCTGGATGATCGAGTCAAAAGAAAAGCAGGAACAGAGCACACATTAATTTCAAAAAAGGAGAATATGCCTTATGGGAGAACTGGAAAATTATATTTACAAACTGGCAAAGGCACTTCATAACAAAGACAAAAAGCAGCGAGATCAGATCCTGGCAGAACTGAGGAAACTCGGAATGGACAGCTCGACAGCACTGACTCTCGCGATGGATTATGCAGTTGATTAAGGAGAGGGCAAATATGAGCGATTTAGAAGTACGTATGCTTATAGTTTTCGCTTGTATATGGATAATAATACTGGTGGGGGTATTAATGTCATGAACTACTTTTTCGCCGGACTCATTCTGGGGGTCTGGTTTTTTCTGCAGATGGGACTTCAGTGGAGCTCCGAACATAAGACAAACGTGAATGTCGTGTATAGTATCGGAACATTTCTGATTCTCGGTGTTATTTACTGGGTCCCGTTCTGGCTGATATTTTTGAGGTGAGGAATGGCATGGATAGTATAATGGGTTTTATCCTTCGAATCGGAGCGCTTGTCATATTTATCTTATGCCTTGATGGTATTATTCCAGATGGTCATATGACGGGAGCGATGATTTGCGCATGGATCGCCTTAATTTGCGCTGAATTAGAAGATATAAAGGAGATACTTAATAATGACAGAATTACAAAACATGATCGTAATCGGGACCGTGGATCAGATTAATGCGGTCCTGAAATGTATTAATCCGAATTTCCCGACACAGGATCTTTCGACGCTTGAGAAAAATGGATGCTTCTACACACTGAATGGTGTAGGAGTGGAGATTATTCTAAAAAAGTGAGGAGAATCGTATGAAAAAGATTATTGCCGTACTACTCGTACTTATATTTGCAATTTTTCTTTCCGGCTGCAATAAGCAGATTATCGATCTGACTTACAATTATAATTACGGGACGATTTACTCTCCAGGTGGGGATATTATTGCACAGGGTAAAGTGCAGTCGTGGACCGATTACGAGGACGGAGACCAACTGCAGGTTAAGATCGATGGAGTTATGTATCTCACGCATTCGAATAATGTGGTTTTGGAGGCGAGATGAATAAATGTCAGTTCTGTCCGGAGATGTCATATGCTAAAAGAGCGAAGGAGTATCTAATGGATGAACAAAAGACCCAGACATTTGCCGAATGGTTGCTGGATTTTGTGAAGACGCATCGTGACGTAACCTGGAGTATTGAACAGGGACCATGGGGAGAAATTCAGGTTCATATTCGTGACTATTCAAAAAGTCGGAGCGGTGTCAATGCAAAATGCTCCATTTTACCGGAAATCTATCAGAACTCGACGCTCAGTTTTGATGATATTCTGATCAATGCAGCTGAAACATTACATAAGGAGATAGAAAACTATGGAAAGTGATCTGAAAGAAGTACGTTTTGACAAGTGGTGCACGAGTTGTAAGCATTATGCTCATAAGTTTCCAAAAGAGGATTTTTCATTTGAGGCTCAGGAACCATGCGCTACCTGTCTTGAAGCTGAGAATGCTATGCGTGAAGGGACCGAGAAGCCGGAGTATTGGGAGGCAAAATGATATTTCACTTCTCAATACCAACACCTGAAAACTGTATCAAATGTCCGTTCAAAGAGGTTCGTGTCTCATCCGGATACGGACCTCTTAAACTTCGCTGTGCAATTGATCCAACGCTTGATATTTTGGCGAAGGATGGATTAACCAAACGATCTGATAATTGTCCTGGAAAAGTGGAGGAAGAAAATGACAAAACCTGACGTTGTTTATCTTTGTAAAGGTGAGGGAATGCCATGTTACCTGCATCCGTATTGTACTTTTCGTGGTGACCCATTTACGAAGGATGATCCAGTATGCTCACATACACTTAAGCCTGAATGCGCAAAGTATGGAGCCTGTGAGGATCCAGAAAACCATCCTGAGCGGTTTATATTTCAGGAGAGACGAGAAGATTGCGGACCAAGCTATTATTGGGAGGTTGAGCCCAAATGAGTCAGGAATATGCTATCACCTATACGAAAATCGTGCCTGGAGAACCAAGCGGTCAGATCTCTGATCTTCTTGAGGACTGGGGTTTTAAATCTGCAGAGGATGCGATCCGTGAGTTTAACAAAAAGCCTTTGACCCCAGAATATATTCGTAAAGAGCTCTGGGTTAAGGATACTGACACGAAGATCAAGAAGCTGCTCAAGGAGGAACGATATAGTGGGACCGCTTGAAGAAAACAATATTTCAGAACTAACATTAAGACCGATTAATCCAGACGGGTCTTATGGTGATCCGATCGAAATTGAAAACTTCGAAAATGTAACGTATAGCCTAGATGAAAATGTAGACAAATTCTATACGATAGGATTCGACTTGGCAAAAGAATCAGATATAACGGCATATGGTTACATCAGGATTCCAAATAAGAAAACGTCTCGTAAGACGTTCAAGAAATGGCTGATGTCCAAAGGATTCGATCGAGATCTGTCCGAATGGTTCTGCAAGGTCGTTAAAAGCTTTAAAGGACAATATAGCTATCAGACGTTATATTTTAACGGACTCTTTTCGTCAACGTCGCAGGACTTATTCAACATTTTATTCGATACACTATTTCCTATTCCGAATCTTACATTAAATAATAAGGAGACCGAAAAGTAATCATGGACGAAATGAAAACTGTTACTGCAAATGAAACCAGTGTTGAGGAATTCATGAAGCCGAGGTGCAAGGTTAAACCAGGAGATCGCATTTATCGTAAGCATAGGAATATGACCGTTCCGGATCGCATGGAGGTTACTGAGGTGACTCCTGCCGAGACCGGATATTTTATTAAATGCAAGTATATGTATCATGGAATCGGAATACAGGAAAGGACATTCAGCGACGTGATATTTCGTGATGAAAACTGGATTATCGAAAAGAAAGGAATTGACTTTTGAAAGGATATAAAATCGGAATCGTAGAAGATGCCATATCCCCTCTTATGGCCATCATTGAACTAGATGTACCAGAAGAATATCCCGGATTACAAATAGTTGATGCCTACTACAAAATAAGATCAAATATTGCCAGAGTACTTAGAATCAGCAATTATAGTGAAACAGAGCAATTTGATTCTGCTGTTTCACTATACGATTATAACTTTATTTATCGTCCAGGAGAAATTGTATTTCCCGATTACTTTGATTCAAATCCAAACATCATATGTACACACGGTATACATTTCTTCACGAATAAAGAAGATGCTGACTATTATTCAAATTCTTACTGGTGTCTAACACGACTTACTGATTACGAAATGCAAAGAAGAAAAAGGAGAAGTAAGATCTGATGCCATATCATTGGAACGAGCTAAACTATCAATCAAATCTCAAGGATTATATTCGCTTCAATGACTGGACGCCGGAAAAGCTTCGTGAGACAAGGAAAAAGCTTAAGATCACCCAGCAGGAAGTAGCGGATGTGCTCGGAGTTTCGAAAGTGATTGTTTCGCATGCTGAAAATGGTCACAGTGTTAATCCAATGACGATTACGCTCTATGGCATTATTCTGGAACGTTATTGGGCAGGGATTCACGGTTATATCCCTGCCTATCGGAAAATTGGAGAGAATGAATTTATGGAGGAATCTGATGAACTACGAGAAATTTAATGATGCAATGTGTCGGCTAAGACAGGCCGAAGAGGATCTGAATAAAGCGCTTCGGGATGTATACGTTGCTATCCATATGAAAGAGGAGAATCCGACGTATGGGAAGATGATTAAAGATAAAGAGGATGCCTAATGACAGAATTAAAAATAGTTATGGACGAGTATGGCAATCTTTTTGCGATACTTCCAAACGGTGATATGAGAAAAATCATTGCTGATGTATATGGAAACCCATACTATGGAGCAGTAAGAATCGGTGAAACAATAGAGGAGGAAACCAATAAATGAGTTTAGCATATGATCAATATTTGGCCGAGCATATCGGTAATGTAAATGAGGGACTTCACTGGATGCTGGACAATCTGGCACTCAGTCAGGAAGAAAAGTCCGCAATTGAGACCGCTATGGTGTCGTTTAATCATGATGAGAGTAAGTATTCGACCGAGGAGTACGATGCTTACGATCAGTATTTCTATGGGCAGAATAAATCCTATGCGGTCGTACAGGCTTTCGACTACGCCTGGCTGCACCACATCCACCAGAATCCACACCATTGGCAGTATTGGGTGCTTTTGGAAGATGATCCAGAAGCGGGAATGCCTTACAAGACTCTCATGATCCCGCTGCCTTATATTTTCGAAATGATTGCCGACTGGTGGAGTTTCAGCTGGAAGTCTGGGAATCTCTTTGAGATATTTAACTGGTATGCTGAGCATCGGGATAAGCAGTATATTAATGAGGAGAGCCGAATGATTCTGGAGCGGATCCTGGAAAAGATCTGGGATGTACTCCTGATGCAGGAGACTGTTCGTGGACGTGATATTTCGGAGATTGAAGGGCAGTACCGTAGATTCTGGATTGAGCAGAAAATGGATCAGCTGAATTTGGAACATTCTGACACCGAAGACTCTGACGAAGATCTCTATGGCGTCCCGGAGCTCAAGAAATTCCCTATGCCGGACAAGAAGCACGTAAAGTCCGCCATCAGATTCTTTAACTATGTTGATCCGAAGTATGAAAAGGAATTGGCGAAGGCTATTATCGAAAAGGCTGAGGAGTTTGGACTGGATCTCGAGAGTGATATT